GCAACCCGAACGTCTACGCTGGCACCTCCATCGATCCTTCCGCGTACCTTCCGAACAGGAAGGGTGTGGATACGATCGTGGAGTTGAAGCAGGTCTGGGCCATCACTGACTCAGAAGATGCTTCGTACCTCCGGCACGTCCCGGTCCGCTGCGCCATCACGCTTTCGCTTCCGACGACTTCTGTCATCACATCCGAGGATGTGGAGACGCTGGTCTGCCGGACGATCGCAGGCATGTTCGCACATGCCGATGACGAGATGGACGCGGGCATCAACGCTCTCCTCCATGGCGTCGTCAGCAAGGGTTAGGGATGCGGGAACGACCGTTCGGTCGTTCCTTGCAAACCTCACCCCTCAAGCGAGATCAGGCGTCATGGCATTTCTTGCCATGATGTCGTTGATCTACGCCCTGGCTGCGCAGTCACCGTCGTCGCCTGAACCCGCCAAGCAACACGTTGTAACGGTCGTAAGCAGTGATGCTTCCGAGACGATACACGTGAAGCTTGACAACGGATCGTATTCGACCCGTGGTTCTCGCGTCACGACGGTCACTACTACTACGGAGGAGTGACGTACGGTGCTCACACTACGCCCAGTACTTAGTACCTGGGAAGACGTCTTAGCTCAGCTAAGGCGCACGTCGGTGAGCTGGAAGGGTAACCCCCTTTCGGAGAGAGATTTGCATACATACACGGAAGCTATTGTGTTGTGTGCACTTCATCTCACCGATTTGTCATCTCGGCTCGACGGTATCGGAACACAGCGTGAGATAATCGCGTGGGCGCACATTTGTGCCTCACTGGATGTCCACGAACTGGGTTCCTTCTTATCGGATGCGATAACGTTACTGCGAGGAATCGCAGAACCGTCGTCGTACAACTGGTTTAAACGCCAGCTGTCGGGAACGTATCCCTTTACCGGGGCGTTCCTTAGTCCGATACGGAGGGCTTTCAAGGAATTCCTTGAAAATCCGACCGCCGAAGGCTTTTACGTTTGCTACCAGTTCCTATCTTTCCTTACCCATCTTACGTTGAAAGATCTCGCGATCGATCTCGAAGATGAGTACGAGGAACTGGAATGCTACCTGCAATCACTCCATTACCCGAAGTCCTTGCTGACCCACATGAATAATATCATGAGGGATTGGATGAAAGACTTCTCCATTTCGGAGGAGAACTTCCGTCCAAAGCATGGACCAGGGGCCGTAGCGGAACTTCCGCGTACGGCGACTGTACTCGATAAGTATCGGTACCTTGGTACTGATCCCCTTATCGATTACGTCTTTTCGAAGCATGCAGGAGTAGACGTTACGACTTACTATGCCTATCCCCCCGCAAGGTGGGAGCGGCAGAGCAAGTTGGTTTTCGTGCCGAAAAGCATGAAAACCCGTCGGTCTATTTCCAAAGAGCCAGCTACACTCATGTTTTTACAACAGGGTGTAAAAGGCGTGCTTGCG